CCGTCGCGCCCGCACACGCAACCCTATCGCCGCCGCGTCCGCGCTCGCTGCGACCGCAACCATGGCCGTCGTTCCAGCGGTCCTCTTCACCGGCATCTTCACGGCCGAAATCGTGGAGCGCTACGACGGAAACACACAGTGGCACGTCTTCCTCGCTGTCTTGTTTGGCAGCTGGTTCATTAGCTTTATCGCACTCAACCGCATGGTCTTTGGAGACTAACGATGAATATCACGTACGCAAAAGTCACACGCACGGTTCCAGTGAACTGGCCCGCGCTCCGAAGTCCGGCTGATGTTTTGGCGTACGCACGCGCGATTGCCTGTGCCTGCGCGACCGCGACTGACGAGGATTTGGCCCGGCTTCCGGCAGTCATACGCTGCATGAACCAGTACACACCAAACGACGAACCAAACTTCGACGTGGACTGCCAGCCCCACAGAGCTTCCGCATCGAAGACCGGCGAAGCCGCTTGGTATATGCCTTCATGGGCACGCCACGGCGTTCGATACCTTGAGCCACACACCGACCTGTTCTCACTCGACCCTGAAGTTTGGGTGTCCGGGTTCATGGCCACCGTGGACCGCATATTCGAGGACCTCCCCCAAACGGAACGGGCGATGTTCGAAATGTGCGAGCGTTCGATGCAGTTCGACATAGACGAACGACGCGCTGCTTTGGACAACCAGACCGTTTTGGTCGACTCCGGCAAGATTCGTAGGGCATTCGGACTCCGTACTTGACAGCCGCCCCGGCCCATGGTATAATGGGTCTCCCTTGACAGCAGGAGCTTTACCGTGACACTTGAACACGCCCTCGCAATCCTCGCCCTTCGCCATCAGCCCATTCCGATCGAGCTCGGCATTGAGTACCACCCCGAACTCGGCGACGAATGGTGCTGGGTCGCGGCCGTTACCCTTTGGGAGCGCGAGGGTACGGATGAACAACCGATCATCTGCGAAGCATCGGGCGGCACGCCGATTGACGCATTCGACGAGCTGCTTGAACGCCTCGTCAACCACACGATTCCGGCCGGGATGCCGCTGCGCTGACATTCTGACTCGGGACTTGACAGCCCGGGTCCGGATGTGGTCTAATAACGTATCGGGGGCATGCCGCCCCCGGATTTGGAGCCCGAAATGAACAGCTTTACGATCCGTATTTCCGAGGAACAGCGCGTCATTCTGATGAACGCGCTATGCGCCACCTTCAACGGCATGTGTCCGCCCGATGTTGAGTCCGAAGATGCCCTCCTCTTCGACATGATTCGCGACCTGCCTGAACAGGATGCCCGCGCGCGAGCCGATTACCCCGATTCCGGCGCACCCGTTCATGGGTTTGCCCTTTAACTGGCCCCGCCCGGGGGGTTCATCCCCCCCGGGCCCCGATACCGAGGTTTGCATGACTCTTATCCTTCAGTACCCTTCGAAGAAGGCGCTCAAGACCCAAGTCGGCAAGAAGCTCGACTTTATCGACCCTTCGCCCATCGCCAAAGAGTACACCCCGAACGGCGTGGTGTTTGGCTCTAACCGGCCGCATTTGACCGGTTACAAGACCGAATTCTTCGCCAAAATCACCATCAAAGACGGCATTATTGCCAAGGTAGAATGACATGAAATACACCATCATGATTTCCGAGGACCAGCGTGAAGCGCTGCTCGATGTTTTGGTCCACACACCCATTGGGGAGGAAGCAGCCCGCGTTCGCGACGGCCTGATGGACCTTCCTGATGCCGAGGAAGAGTGCCCCACCGCCATCCACGATTTCACCTACTGAGGTTTCCATGGAAAACCCGATCATTGACACCATCATGGCTCTTGCGGCCGTCATTACACCCCGCGAACGCGTCGCTTTGGCCCTCACGCTGATTGACGTCGAAGCTCAATGCGCCGACCTGCCCGGATTTGTCGAGCAAGAAGATCGCATCGACAACGCATGCGCCTTCCTACAAGCCGTCCGCGTGCCGAAGGACGCAAACCCTGTTCAGGTGACAGCGTGATCAGCCCCAAGCAGAAAGAGGCGCTCGAAGAGCTTGCCAGAAGCCTTGGGTCCCGACGTGGGACCCTTCGCCCCAACCACACCCAAGTTGCCCGCCGTATTCGCGAAATCGTGAACATGCGGGACCGTCGCTCCTACAGGAAGTCCAAAGCATGAACCGAGTCAAGCTGTTCCACCTGTGCGCCCTTCGGGGCGCTGTAAATCTGGAGAAGCACGGGATGACTCGGTCCCGGCGTCAGCGACCGGCGCGTTCCATCGCGTGCGATGAACTGGGTCTGGACAAGCACACTTCACATGACGACGTGATTGAAGCCCTGAATAAAGCGATTGACGCGTTCAAGGTATCTTCTGACTCGACTGCGTCCGGGACTTGACGGCGGCCCTCGCCTGTGGTATACTAAAAGCTCGACCCACCACCCACCCACCAAGAGGTATTGCACCATGAACGACCAAACCGCCCCCGCAACTGTTGAAGACACCAAGGTCCGCATTCGTCCCAACCTCAAGCGCTATGTTCGGGACAAGTCCGGCCGTGGCAAGCGCACCCACCGCACCGACGATTTCGTCGCTCGCACACTCGCGGGCAAGAACCTCGACCAAATCAAGCAGGGCGCGACCCTTCTGGGCATCGACCACAATAAGTGGTCGCTCCTGAACGACGGCCAACAGCGCATGCTGATCGGCAACAAAATCCGTCACCTGCTCTACGGGGTGAAGGACCCGACGATCAGCGAAGGCGACGTCACCGACGTTTACGGCGAGCCCGTTGCACCGGCCGAAGAGGCCAGCGCTGAAGAGACTGAGGTAGCTTCGGCCGATCCCGAAGAGGGTGGCGAACTGGGTTCTGACGAACCCGACACCGCCCCGCAGGACGAACCGACGCAGGAGCAGGCCACCACGCGCAAGCGGGTCTACAAAGGCAAGAAGTGATAGCGGCCCACCCCGCTGAGCATGAAAGGCTTAACCTTTCCGACTCGCCGCCGTAAGCGGCTTTTCTCTTGTTTGGAGAACGCAATGAACGCTTTCTTTACCAAATATCGGAATCCAATAATCTACATCCTGTGCTTCTGCGCAGGATTCGCTGTTTCAGTGGTAGTCTGCAAGGAGGTTTCACAGTGGACGTTGCCCTTGTTGACGCAGCCTTCATCTTCGTAATGGCCGCCACCATCGGCCTGCTTGCGTGGGCCGTTGGTGTTGCGATGATCGTCACCGTTCTGTTCTTCAACTGGATTGCCAAACATGTCTACTCCAGCGTACATAAGAAGCAGTCTGAATCAGCTAAGAAGCCTCTCTGGCCGTGATGACTTGGTCTTCCCGATTCAAGAGTACATCGAGAATCAGGAGGCGGCTATCGCCGCCATGGGCAACCGGCTTGATTCCTATGAGGCCGAGCGGAAGCTCAAGCCCCATGTTCGTCTATTGCGCTGGCTTGGCGGCCTGCGTTTTGGAGGTAGCTAATGATTGACGTATCATGCCCCCGCTGCAATGCCAAGATCGCTGAATACAGCGGCCCCCTCGGATTCCATGTTCCTGTCAAATCCAAGTTTTACACGCGGATTGACGGCTCCCAACCAACACACGGCTCTTCAACCGCCCACAAGTGTCCTAACTGTGGCGAAACGATTAACGAATTGGACGCGACGCTTGCCGCCGCCGATAAATACCTAGCTGAGCATCCGGAGAACGAAAATGATAAGGTTATCGAGCACGGTAATCCGTGAGAACATCAGGCAGACCACGCTTTCCGCTGGTCGCCATCACCGCCCCCTCAACCGTCGGAATCACTCGTCTGCTTGGCTGCTGATGATTCCCGGCGTCCTCTTCGCCATCTTCATCATCAGGGTCCTCACATGAACATGAAGCCTATCGCAATTGCCGCATCGGCCGCCTTCTGTATTGGCGTGTTTGCATACGCCTACGGAGCCGGAACCGTCACCCTCACCAAAGAGCATGTGCAAGGCGCACCGGGTGCCTGCATTCCATCGACCGGCGCAAGTAACGTCGTCGTCGGAACGCTCGTCATGCTTAACCGGGGCCCGACCACCGCCCTTGTTTCCTGCTCCCCGGCCATTGAAGTCAGCGCGAACGGCGCTACCGCATTCGGCGGCATCGTCAGCAACACCACCACTCTCGTTCAGCAGATCAAGTGCGTTGGTGGAATCAGCACCGATGGCCAAGGCCCGAAATACTTCACGAAGAACATCATGGTGAATCCCGGCTCGCATGCTCGTGTCCAGTGGGATGCGGCACTCATGGGATGGACTACCTTTACCGGTGGACAAGTGGGCTTCACCTGCACCCTGCCCCCGAAGGTCGGCGTTTCGTGGGTCTTCACCACTACCAAGACCGGGAGCTGATTCTGACTCCGCACTTGACAGCCAGCCCCGGCTGTGGTATAATAAAAGTCTGGGGGTCGAGCGTCGACCCCCTTGAACGAGAGCCAAACGATGATCGAATACGCGAACAGTGCCTACCGAGTTCCGGGAGGCTGGACCAACAGGATTCGAACCGCCCCCGAACGAACGTATCAAGCACACCTACGAAGCTGGCTTGTTCCAGACACCGCCGCCAACCGGCGATTCCTTAAGTCCAGTTTCCTTTCAGCTGAGTTCTCCCCCGCTGCTCACGCTGCAGTCCGCACTGAGCCCGCCATCCGCGATGGCCGTGCGTTCCCCGCCCGCCCTTTGGGCATCCTGCCCCACCAGCAGGAAGCGCTGGAACTGGCCTACGGGCTGAAATCCTACGCATTCTTCCATGAAATGGGGTCGGGCAAGTCCCGCACCCTGCTTGAACTGTGGAAGGTGTACTGGCAGGAAGGCCGGATCACTGAGGCTTGGGTGATCTGCCCCAATTCCATCATCGCCAACTGGCATGAGCAAATCAGCATCTGGGCACCTGAACTGCGTGACGTGATCAGGGTCTACGGCATTCTGAGCCTGTCCGCTGGAAGACTCCCGACCGAGCTCGTCACCCGAGCTCACGACAAGCTTGCTGTCGTCGTCGACGAATCCCAGCGAATCAAGAACTCGCAGGCCAAACGAACCAAAGTGATGCAGGAAATCGGCAAGCATGCCGCCTTCCGCACCATCATGACAGGCACCCCAAATACCAAGGGAATCGAGGACCTCTACAGCCAATACGGCTTCCTCGACCCACAGATAGTCGGCTTCAAGTCCTTCTACTCCTTCCGCAACCGCTACTGCGTGATGGGCGGCTTCGAAAATAAACAGATCGTCGGATACCAGAACATACCGGAGCTGCTCACTGCCCTCGCCCCCTACACGCACGTCGTGAAGGACCCGGTCGAACTCCCGCCCCAAGCGCACGAGGACCGTTCGGTCCCGCTTTCGGCCGAGCAGAAGCGACTGTTGCGTGAGTTGAAGGAAATGATGATGACCGAGATGGAAGGCGAGAGGCTTTCCGTCACGAACGCCCTGACATATTACACGCGCGGCGCGCAGATTTTGGGCGGGTTCTTCCCTTTGGCTGAGGGTCGAGTGGCAATGCTCGACGACAACCCCAAACTGGACGAACTGATCGAAGTAGTAGAAGGCACCGATAAGAAGATAGTCATCTTCTGCCGGTTCATCCCGGAGGCCAAGCTGATCGAGCGCAAGCTGGAGAAGTACGGCATCGTCCGCCTTGGAAGCGACAGCGAAGATATACAAGGACTGGTCAACCAGTTCCAGACCGACCCCGACACCCGGCTATTGGTATCGACCTACGGCATGGGCTCGATCGGCTTCACCTTGACCGCTGGTAAAGTACTGGTCAAGTACTCAGGCACCTTTAACTTCGAGGACGAAATACAGAGTGAGAAACGCATCCACCGAATCGGCCAAACCGAAAACACTATGGTTATCCGATTGGTGGCGGATTGTAAGCTGGACCGCCACATTAAAGCGATCGCCCAAAACAAGCAAACGATGGCAGATTTCGTGTCCTCGTCCTTGCGCGACCCAAAGCAGCTGCTGTCACTTTTGGAGGACTGAAAATGGGTATTGATAAAACTGTGCCGATTGAGGCCGACGCAATGATTGACCACGTCATCGACGTCGTCAAGACGGAATCCGACCGCATTCGGATCGCGACACTTGGTACTGCCCCGATCACCGTCGAGAACGATGCCGCGTTTGGCATGACGATCATGTCGGATTTCATCAACTCCCACCCGTTCGTCGTCGACGAATCTGGAGTGAAGGGAGTGCTGGATATCATGGGCATGTTTCGCCAGTACATGCTCTACCGCCTGACCGGAGTGAACGTCTGCTCCGACTGCCAAACCGAAATCGCAATTGAAGAGGCCAAAAATGTCAAAGCTCACTGATCTAATCAAAGAAATGGACGGCGTCCGCGCCAAGCTGGACGGACTCGACCTCCTTTGGAAACCGCTCCAGAAGCGGTACGACGAACTTCGACTGAACGATATCCCGGCTGAAATGGCCGAGGAGGACGTTCGCTCCATCACTGGCGATTTCGGTCGCTGCACCCTCCAGTCGGACCTGCACGTCAGCGCCCCCGACAAGATGAAGCTGCACTCGTGGCTGGAGGAAACTGGCAACGGGTCGTTGATCATTCCCACGGTCAATGCCCAGACTCTCAAAGCCTTCTGCAAGGAGCAGATGACCAACGGTACCGAACTGCCTGAGTCGGTATTGAAGGTGACACCTTTCTCTCGGGCCATCATCTACAAAAGCTGAGGATACGAACAATGAACGCGAAGAAAGAAGCTGTGAAGCAGGACCTTCAGACGAAGGTAGCTGGTACGTCGATCACCGATCAGCGGCCCGAATGGCTGAGTGCGGATTCCGGGCGTGGTTCCGAAGACGTTACTATCGATGATATGATCCTTCCCCGGGTCGAGGTACTGCAGGCGCTCAGCCCGCAGTTGAAGAAGACCGACCCGCAATACATCCCGGGTTCGGAGCAGGGCATCATCTTCAACACGGTGTCCGGCGAGCTCTACGGACCCAGCATCACGATCATCCCGGTGGTCTTCCGCAGGGAGTTCATCGTGTGGCAGGACCGCAAGCTTGGCGGCGGTTTCAGGGGTGCTTTCAACACGGCCGAAGAAGCCGAGCAGGAGCGCCAGTCGCTGGAAAACCCGGACCAGCATGAAGTGACTGAAACCCACGTCAATTTCGTCCTGTTGGTCCACCCGGACGGCAAGATGGAAGAGGCGGTGCTCAGCTGGTCGAAGAGCAAGCGCAAGGTGTCGCGCAAGCTCAACTCCCTCGTCCAGATGATCAACAGCGACCGGTTCGCCCGGGCTTACAAGCTCACTGCGATTCCGGTCGACGGCCCAAAGGGCGAGTACTGGTCCTTCGACGTCAGCCCGATTGGCTACATCAGCAAGCCGATGTACGACAAGGCCACTTCGTCGTACGAAGCGATCCGTCGCGGCGAACGCATCGTGGCGCACGAAACGGACCCGGCTGATTCTGCCGTAGTCTGATAAACAGGCCCCCGGTGGGCAACTGCCGGGGGCCTTTCATCTCTGGAGAAGATCATGGCCTTTGAGATTAAGGAAAAACGGGGTTCGCTGTTTAAGAACGATAACAAAGAGCGGGAGAATCAACCCGACTTCACTGGTAACATGAAGATCGGCGGCAAGGTTTGGCGCGTTGCGGGGTGGAACACCGAATCTAGGGGCGGGACTGAGTACATCAGCCTCAGCATCAGTGATCCGGAAGATTTTAAGCGGCGTGACGACCCGGCACCCGCGCCTAAGCCTCGACTGACGGACGAAGAGTTTGAGAAGAAGCGTCAGCAGTTCAGGGCCAACCTGAACGACGACTTCACTGATGATGACATTCCATTCTAATGGAACCAATCATCGCCCTCGACACTGAAACCACCGGGCTCGGTCCAACGGACCGGGCTTTCGGCGTGAGTTGGATGCTGACTAACGCCCCGCCACGATATATTGACATTCGGCAGCAACACCCGGCCGAGTTGCTCGACCTGATCAACTCGACCCGGCACCGAATCGTCTGCCACAATGCGTCATTCGATTACCGCATGATGCTCCGAGCGGGCATCAGGCTACCGATCGAACGACTGGATGACACCGTGATCAGGGCAACCCTGATTGACGAACATCTGATGCACTATTCTCTGGACGGCCTTGGCCAGAAGTATCTGGGCGAGGGCAAGCTGGAGGAGATATACGAAGAGTTGGCGCGCATGTTTGGCGGACGCGCCACCAAGAATGTCCAAATGCCACGCATCGCCAGCGCCCCGCCTGAAATGGTCCGGCCTTACGCGTGCCGGGATGCGAAGCTCTGCCACAACCTCTGGCAGTGGCAGGAGCGGGAGATTGAGAGGCAGGGCATCCAAAAGATCGTTGAATTCGAACGGTCACTGATGCCGACAATCATTCGCAACGAAGTGATGGGCATTCGGGTCGACACCGAAGCGGCTAACAAGGCCGTGAACGGGCTGACCGGGGAGATTAACCTCGCCACTGCCGATATTTACAATAAGGCGGGGAAGAAGTTCAATATCGACTCTCCAAAGCAGGTGCGAGAGGTCTTCAACCCGCACAAGGGTATGGACGGCGTTTGGCGTAATGCGCGCGGGTACGTTTTTCCATCCACGCCCGGGGGAGCTCCGTCGTTCTCGGCTGAAGCTCTGCGGGAAACCGGCGACCCACTGGCCGCCGCGATACTTGCCGCCCGTTCCTTGGTAAAGACCCGGGATACGTTCCTCAAGGGGCATATCCTTGGGCGAGAGGTAGGGGGAAGAGTCTATCCGAGCATCCACCAAACCAAAGGAGACAACGGAGGAACTGGTACCGGACGATTCAGCTACACCGAACCGGCGATGCAGCAGATTCCGTCCCGCAATAAGCGGGTCGCGGCAATCGTCAAGCCCATCTTCCTACCGGACGAGGGGCAGGTTTGGGTCGACGCGGATATGCACTCCTTCGAGGTCCGGGTCTTCGCCCATCTGGTGAACAACGCCCGCATCGTTGCGGCGTATCAGGCAAATCCCAGGCTCGACTTCCATCAGCACGTGGCGGAATTGACCGGGCTACCACGTGCCGCCGAGTACAGCGGGCAGGCTAACGCCAAGCAACTGAACCTGAGCATGATCTTTAACAGCGGCCGGGGTGCAATTGCCGAGAAGATGGGAATGCCGTGGTCGTGGGATTCATTTAGCAAGGGTGGCTCGGAGATACGTTACAAAAAAGCCGGAACGGCAGCGTGCGATGTGATTGATCGCTATCACCTTGCCATGCCGGGTGTGAAGGACTTGGCGGATAGAGCGTCAAAGATCGCTAGTCAGTACGGATTCGTCGAGACCCAGTTTGGCCGACGACTCCGGTTCCCTAAGGGGGAAAAGCTGTACAAAGCATCTGGCTTGACCATTCAGGCGACAGCGGCAGATATCAATAAAATGAACTGGCTGCTGATTGAGGAGGCCATGGGTGGCGAGGGAAGGCTAGTGCTGAACACGCACGACAGCTACGGCATGTCAATGCCGGAGCACTGGCTTCCTGTCTGGGAACGTGTCAGGCAGGCCGTGGAAGGTGGATTTTCTTGGTTCAGAGTGCCGATCGTGCTTGACTTGTCGGGCTCTGGGCCAAACTGGTGGGAGTCACTGAAAAAATGATTAACATCGACCTAGAAACTATACGCAAGCTGGATGCTATGCCCCGCAATCAGCGGGTACTGGAAGCAGCCAGATATTACGTGTCTATGGGCCAACGCGTAATTCCGCAGATCGGCAAGGCCCCGCAAGTAAAGGAAGCAGACGCGTCCTCCAACTTGGCCACCATCTACGAGTGGTTCGGTCCCGGGGGACAGTACGAAGGAAAGAACGTAGGGTTGGTCCTTGAAGGGTGCCGGGTATTGGACCTCGACCGGCACGACGGAAAGGACGGGGTCAAATGGCTGGGGGTGGACGTCAACCAATTGGCATGCCCGCGCGAGGTAACGCCTCGCAACGGGTACCACATCATCATTGCAGACACCGACCTGAAGGGTCGAGGCGACAAGGGTGTCGATATTCGGACCCGGTTTACGACCTACCCATCGGTGGTTGATGGGATTCCGTACAGGTGGGAAGTCGGGGGCGCTCCCGGTCGTTTGGGAGGGAGCGCTATCCTTAAGCTGGGGGGTCGCCAAAAGAACACGCCGACCGAGGCATTTTCATCCAAGTTCGACCCGCTGGCCCCGGCGTCATACATCAATTTCCATCTGGAACACATCGACCCGGATGCTGATTATGACACGTGGCTGAAAGTGGGTATGGCGATCCACAGTAATGACAGCGGGTATGACTCGCAGAGGGTTTGGGAAGAGTGGAGCCGGGGAGGGAGCAAGTTCAAGGAAGGGGAATGCGAGGCTAAGTGGGGGACATTTAGCGTCGATCGAGAGAAATCCGTCACTATCCGATGGCTGATTACCGAAGCCAAGAAGAATGGGTGTCCGGCGCATGATCACGATAGCATTTATTACCAGAACCCCGGCTCCACTGTCCGAGACCTCAACGAGAAATACGGATTGTATAACGCCAAAGGCAAGCCGTACATCGTAAGTGTGAACCATAAGGGTGAGGCATGTTTCTCCACGCCGACTGACTTGGAACACATCCTAGCGAATAAACCGGTAGTCATCAACGGCAAGGCCGTCAGCGCGGCAAAAGTATGGATGACAAGTCATGAACGAAGAGAAGTACGGGAAATCGGAATGTGGATACCGGGGAAGGAGCCCCCGGACTCGCTCAATACCTACACCGGGTTCGCCATCGACGCAGTTGATTGCAACAGCGATGAAGAGATTCGGGACTGGTTGGATTTTTGCCTACATGATATCTGTTGCGGCAACCTCAAGTACGCAGAATATCTATGGGACATGCTCGCCAAAAAGATACAGAACCCGCTCGGCCGGATGGGCATTTGCCTCGTCCTATTGGGCGGGGAGGGGACCGGCAAAGGGCTGCTCACCGGCACGATCAGCAACATCATCGGGCCGAACCACGCAAAGTCGATCAGTAGCAGAGATTCTCTGATCGGAGCGTACTCCGGCGACATTATTTCCAACGCAATCTTTGTCGAGGCACACGAAGCATCGTGGGCTGGCAACCATACCGAGGGCAGCCGGTTGAAGGCCCTGATCACCGAGCCCCGGCTCGACTGGAACGGCAAGTTTAAGCCGTACTGGGAGCAGGACAACAACATCTTCGTCACGCTTACCACTAACGACGACTGGGCGGCTCCTGCTGGCATCGACAGCCGCCGCTTCTTCGTGCTTCGCACAGCGGACACGCGCAAGTATGAAACGTCGCATTGGCAAAAGCTGGTGTCTTTGATCAGCGTCGACAGGTACACCAAGAAGATCAACAATCCGGAATATCTGGGGAAGATCAGGCACTGGCTGGAGAACCGGAAGATCACTAATGACTTGTCCCGGGCCATGGACACCGAGTGGGTCATCAAACAACGCAAGGAAACGGCAATCGACAGCCGCGAGGACATGCTACTTGGGTGGGTCCGCGCCACATTTGGCGAGGAAAATGCATATGGATTTGCGCGCTCTGGTGGGGAAATGATCGCCAAAGTGAAAGTAGGAGACGACGAACGACGGTATGTTAGGACAGGGAAGATATCGCAGGATTACCGGGACTACGTTAACAAGCGCGCCAAGAACAGACGTTCCACGTATGACGATGGAACTCTCAACGATAAAATGGCTCTGCTCGGATTTGAACGAAAGATGGTGCGAAGGCACCGCATATTTGAAGGAGGAAAACCGCTAGCTGATACTTACAGCGACACCAAGACCAGTGTAATGATAGTGCCCCCGCCCGATGTAATCGAGGCGAACATAACTAAGAATTTCTCACTATTTGCGGAGACATGTGATGACAGCGATGACAGTGATAGTTGACCTACAATTCGGCAGCACCGGTAAGGGGTTGATTGCCGGGTACCTGAGCCAAAAGAAAGAGTTCGACACAGTGGTATCCGCCAACATGCCAAATGCAGGGCATACATTCGTGGATGCGCGCGGCAAGAAGTGGATTAACAAGGTCCTTCCGTCCGGCCTGTACAGCCCCTCGCTCACCTACGTGGGCATCGGACCCGGGGCGGTGTTCGACCCGGCCCAGCTGGTCAAGGAAATCGACGAAATGCGGGAGCGGATCAACACCGACCCGCAAATCCTTATCCACGAATGCGCCGCCATCCTCCTGCCCGAACATAAGGAGGCGGAGCAAAAGCTGAACCCGATCGCCAGCACCATGCAAGGGTCCGCCGAAGCCTGCATCCAAAAGATGCGGCGAGAGGGAATCGGGTCCAATGTGGCTGGCCTGAGCCCAGAATACCTCGGTACTTTCTTCACCAACCGGGGCGAGCCGCTGAGCAGGTTCCTCGTAACCAGCCAACAGTGGTTCGATCTGATGCTGCTGTCGGACAACATCTTGTGCGAAGGATCGCAGGGCTACTCGCTCGGCATCAATGCCGGGTTCTACCCATACGCCACCAGCCGGGATTGCACGGTCAACCGGCTCCTGTCGGATTGCGCCTTGCCGCCCACCAGCCTGAAAACGGTGGTTGGTACGGCCCGGGTTCATCCGATTCGGGTCGGCAATACCAACGGTGGCAATAGTGGCCCCCACTATCGTGATCAAGTCGAAACGAGCTGGTCGGAAATTGGCGTAGAGCCCGAAATGACCACCGTGACCGGCCGGGTCCGGCGCGTGTTCACCTTCTCGGAAATGCAGGTGCGGGAAGCGATGACCATGAACGCCGTCGACCGGGTCTTCCTCAACTTCTGCAACTATGAACCGGCAGAAGCGATCAGAGTGGCCAAGATCATTAACGCTTTCGGCAGCGAGGTTTACGCCCGGCGGGGATTGGGGGCGTGGGCCGGTGACTACCATCCCCAAGTCGTGCGCTACCTTGGGTTTGGCCCCAAGGCTGAGCACATCATGGAAGTCGACGGATACACTGGGTAGGAGAAGACGATGATCACACTCAAGGAACTGCAGGAAGACGTCATTACGTGGGCGGACGGAATCTCTCCGGAACGCTCGCCAAAAGACGCCGTCGTCAAGATGGTGGCTGAGACGTCGGAACTGCTGGATGCTGTCTTGAACAAGGACAGAATGGCTGTTGAGGGGGAATTGGGCGACTGCCTGATTCTCCTCCTCGACATTGCCAAGATGTACGACGTTGATTTGGTCAAGGCCGGGGATATGAAGATGACCATCAACTGGAACCGCAAGTGGGAGAGCGTCAACGGGGTCATCCGCAGGAAGAGGAACGGAGGCCAGCTGTGAACATACATGAAAAACTCAGGCTGCAAGAGGTAAAGAGGTTCCCAATCTGCCACACTAACAAGGACCAAAGTGTGGCGGAGCACTCGTTTAACGTGGTCCTGATCGCCATGGATTTGGTCGCAGAGGAAGAGGACACCCGGCTCAAGTTTGAGGTACTGTTGTACGCCCTCGAACATGATATGGATGAAGTGTTCACCGGAGACATACCCTCCGGGTTCAAGCGCAAGCTGCGCACCGAATGTCCCGCCGTGATCAAGCTGCTCGATGGCGAGAAATTCGTCAACCCAGAGGTAAAGGCCGTCGTGAAGCTGGCCGACTGGCTGGAGGCCATCTACCACCTGCGCCATTTTGGGGGCAGCAGGCTGGCTGAAGGCATCATCCCCGAAATGCTACAAAACTTCTTTCATGCCGCCAATACCAGCGGCGTGAGAGACACCGTCCGACTGAGAGCCTTGGAACTGGAGAAGGTACTATGAGCGCAAGCGTGAAATTTCCGAAGGACCCGATCACTGTGCCCCTGCCAATCGTCATCCGCGAAGAGCGGGACTTGCGCAAGTACATCACCCGGGCCTTGGAGGGGCTGGCGCACGTGGCCAATATTGAGGCGCACGAAACGGCGGCCGGGATACCTGATATGTCCATCTTCATGGACGGCCGCGACATTTGGGTCGAGCTCAAGATTCTGAGTGATCGGAAGCCCCCCAAAATGCGCCCCACCCAAAAGAGGTGGCACCGGGACCGTTGGGCATACGGCGGATTGTCATGGGTAATCGTCTATGACGTTGACGACCATGTTCTGCTGGTTATCCCGGGGCACACGGCGGCCACTCTAGGCCCGCGAGTCGTGTCGTGGCGAGAGAGCGGAGTGGTCCGGAATACCGACGAAATCGTCGACGTCATCAGAAGCATGGTCAAGAGGACTCGAAATGCGTAGCGATCACCCCACTGTCCAAATCCGCCGCGCCGTCCGGGAATCCCCAGAACCGCACTTCCGCCGGTTGGCCGATACTTGGTCTGGCCTGTTGGGGATTCCTATCTCCCCGGAGCAGGCGTGCTTGATGTTGGCCACGCTCAAGATCGTGCGTGAATTCGCTCACCACGAAGATGATAACATACACGACGCGCACGGATACTTGTCACTTATCCCGGAAATCCGGGGCGACGAGTAGCTACTTAGGAACACCAGCCCAGCGAGTGAACCTCTGCTGGGCTTGGTCCGGTGACATTTGGACCGGAACCCCGTCCCAGCGCCCGGTTTCCACCATCAATTGCGAAGTAACAGCGAGCGCCAGTTCCATGATCAATGGTCCTGGCGCAAAGTTGCCGCTTGCTATCAACGCCGCCACCGTTTGGCCCAGCATCACGTCAAAGAACGATGCATTGGCGTATTGATCCGGTACAGCAAACGGGACCTGTAGCGGAGGAGGAGGATTGATGGGCATTACAGCACCACATAGCTAAAGGTGAAGGTGAGGGAAGAGTTTGTGGTGGTAGGCGATAGCCACGAGAATAGCGCCGTATCGTTAGCGATATCGGCGTTGATAGCAACAGGGGCTGAAGCCGGGGTGCCGCTGAAGAGGATGCAGCCAGAGCCACCAAGCCTAGGAGCTACGTCAATGGCAGAGGCAATGGGCAGCGAAAGCCGTAGCTGAGTAAGGGTATTGGCAGCAGCCGTAGCTTGCGCGCTTATTTGGCCAGCCACCGTTACCACATTGCCTACCCGAATGAACTGAGTTACGTTGGGCGTACTGCCGGTAAGGTTTGCTACGTTAGTGAGCGTAGGTGTATAGGTACCGGACGAAATGTACTGGTTAGTCGTGCCAGCATTGCCCGCTGGATTGTTGTGGATCGCCGTACCAAAAATCCGGCTCCCAACGATTCGCACATCGCCCTGTGCGACAAGGTCAATGTTCGCCGTGCCGCCTGAGGCGATTTGGATGAGACCATTATTAATGCTCTCGTTACCGGAAACGGTGATCATGCCACCGCGAGTAGCACCAGTGGCACCGCCGCCTTGAATCACGATGCGCGCATTGTCCGCACCATCAGCCGTTACCGGCTGAATACGGAAGTCAATATTCGAGTAATTGAAATTCGTGGACCCGCCTGTCATATTCAGGTCTTGGGTGACAGTGACCGGGCCACCAGCCAACACAAGAGGAGCACCGGTACCGGCAGTAATGGTGACTTGACCGGGGGTGACTGCCGCTTCATTACCAGCTAGCGAAATACCGGCACCACGGACGCCGCCAAGGATAGGCGCAGAACTGATGGTAATCGTCTGGTTATCAGCACCGTCAACACTAGTGCCTCGGATGAAGAAATTGGTGCCAGTGTAGTTGATATTGGACGTAGCGCCAAAGACAAAATCGCCACTCGTCAGAGTCTTGCCGCCACCAAACGACGAGCCGAATGCCACGACTGGCTTGCTTGGATTGGTGGAATCGACAGTGATGCCGTCGCCAGCGATGACCTGATCGACCGCCCGAACCCATACCGTGTTACGACGGCCATAGGTGAATCCGTCGACCGGGGCCTCACTAATGGAACCGGCCGCGCCCACGGAATATGACGTGCCGCCCTGTGGAACGATGCGACAGGTCGCCGTGTTATTGAGCGCAACGCAGTTCTTTTGGGCGACCACCAGCGAAAGGAGAGTGGCATTGACCAGCAGGGCCGGGATTTTCAGCGTCTGAGTATCGACACCGATGTTCGCAATAGCTGTGGCCAGATCAGTGTATTGGTTCTGACCATATAGCCAAACAAGCGTGCCAGCCATAACGTATATGCGATGAATCGAAGCCGTTGTCGCGCCGCCTGGAATCGCTGTTACGACGCCAAGGCCGCCCGGGTCGTAACTCGTGACCGGGGCTGTTTGGGTTATCGCCGTGTGACCGGATGCACCAGTCACCGGGAAGAAGGAAAAGTCCGGCACTGCAACGAACGGTACGATGTTTGGCCCGTTGGTTTCATTAGGTGCTCCACCAATCTGCCAAACAACGCCAGCAGCAAGGTCCATGTGAAGCAGATTACCGGCGTTGGCAGTGATCAGACCACCCGACAGAAGCATGTTGTTGAAGAGAGACGCCAAATCGTATGCGGCATAGGTCATATCGCCGTAAATGGCCGGTCGAGTGCGGATGGAATCAATCTCGCCGCTCACGTGGGCGAGGGTAGCGAGGATGATGTTGCCCCTAGCAGCGGAAGGTAGGGCGTTGCCCGCGAACTGAACGATCGTGCCGAATTCATTGACGGCTACGATCGAAGACCACTGGGCGAGATTCGTCACCACTACATCTTGGGTGGGCCAGGATACTTCGGTCACACCGGAAATATCCCGGGTGCTGGGCGCGATGATTCGGCCAGTGCCACCGGGCACATTAATCGTGAACTGATTAACCTTCGTGACCGGGGGATACGCGCCGGAAGGAGATGGCCGATCCCAACCAGACATTGCCGCCTGAGCGAATGTCGAAGCATCTGTACCGGTGATCAGTTCAAAGGCAACGCCATTGAACATCAATAGATATGCTTTGCCGAGAACCATATCGCCCGCGCCGAGCTGATTGCCCACGCCGGATACGATTTGGACCGTGTCGATGCCGTTAATGTTCAGCGTAACTGGGCCAGTGCTGGTAGCAACCGGCTGCAGTTGAACGATCATGCCCAAAGAGTAAGAGCTCAACCCGCCCGGAAGCACGGCAGAAATGGCGTTAGTGCCAGCGATATTAATCAGCTGGTAGTGGGAGCCGTCCTGAATATAGCCGAGGGTGGCGTAGTCATTACGCAGGACCGGGTCGCCGCAACCGGTATGGTGGAATCCGCCCATCGGAAGGTTAGCTGTCGGAACCGTCTGACCATCCCGGGCGATGGATTGCGTGATGGCCGAAGCCACGTCTGACAGAGTGGTGTTAGCCCAGTTCGACGTAATAAGCGTCTGCGTTACAACCGGGTTGATACCACTGGGCAGGGCATATTGGCCTGAACCGTTACGGGGCATTTCGCTTCTCCTTCTCTCGCTCTTCCTTGTGCCGCTTCAACTTCTCTTCCGAGCTCTCGTGATGGCCTGGAAGCATCGACCGCAAGGAACGCACTATCGATCCAGTGATGGGACGTCCGCGTGACTGCATATTTACTGGCGACCGGCCAGCTTCATATAGCTCCCGCAAATGGAGTAATTGGCGCTCGTTGGCCTTGCCTATCGTCGGGAAAAAGTGTTCGTCCAGAACTTTCCGCATATCTGCCATGCCGTGCGCACCAGCGCCGCCCTTTTCCGCAGCCTCTGCGCCTAGACCGGCGTACAATTTCTGCACGTCTTCGCCTGACATACCGCCTCTGGGCCCCTGATGCGGCGCATTCGGGTCTTGAGGAGGATACTTGGACTTGGCCGGTGGTGCTGCCTTCTTCGTAGCAGGCTTCAGATTCTTGAGCGGAGTCGGAGAAATTGGAGCCTCGGAAGAGGGAGTAACTTTCCCGGTTCCGGTGTCCAAAGGAGTCCCGTCCTTCAGCTTCTTCGGGGCCTTCGGTTCCTTCAGCGCCTTGACCTTCGCGGACTTGGACGTCTTTGGGACGACCTTCTTGGCTAGCTCCTCCTTGCCAGCCTTCGTCAGCTTTGCAGCTTCCCGCTTGGCTGCCCTTTCGGCAGCGATCTTCTCAGCGATAGCCTTGGTCTTTGACGTCTGGGTTTGTTCCGCAGTCTTCATAGCCTTTTGGCTCGGGACCTTCTTGCTCAGCAGGCCAGCCTTCTGATTGGCGAGTGCTTTGGCTCTGGCCGTGCTGGTCGAAACGACCGGCTTAGCCTCACCGGCCTTAAACAATACTTCATTTCCCTCTGCGTCAAACACCTTCTCAGCCTTCGGCGGCTTGGCGGGTTTGGCAGCCGCAGCCTTTGCCTCTTTGGGTTTGACCACTTTTGGAACCGCCGCCGTAACAGGCTTTGCCTCTTTGAGCGCCTTTACCTTTGCCGCCGACACTTTCGCGGGCCCGCTTTCCTTGATGATCCTCTTCAGACGGTCGTCAGCCCATTCGCCCATTGACTTACCGAAATCCCTGCGGATTTTCTTCATCTGCTGGTGAATATCATCGCCGTAACCGAGGCCCGGAGAGGAATGGACGATTTCCTTCATCTCATCCCACACTTTCTTCCTGACGCCCTTCAACTCCTCCGGGGACTCCTTGAGCTTACGGGCAGCAAGATGACCAATAGCGGTTATCTGCTTCGGCACCATCTTACCAAGCATAGCAGATGTAACGGAAAGCGGTAGCTTGCCCGCCTTCTTCAAGTACTGCTGGGCACCGGGGAACGCGGCACTAAGAACAGCGTTACGCACCACGTTAGCAGATCGGTGTTCGCCCTTGATAGTTGGTTCCAGAGCACCCATTACGCCGCCGCCTACACCTTCAGCCGCCGAAACGGTAGCCAAACTGCGAAGCGCGCCGCCTTTGAGGAAAGGCGCGAGTGCCTGTAACGCTTTCGCTCCTTTGGCAACACCAGCGGCCGGGATGATAGACTGCAGAATATGGCCGCCCACTTGGCCAATCCGACCACCTGCGGTAGCCAAAAGAGGCGCGTCCAACCTACGGGATTCTTCCTCTTCCTTCTGCAACCGGGCTAGGTCTTCCTTATCCCGGGTCGCCCAATTCCACAACTGCTGGATGCCGCGACCGGTGGAAGCAACAGATTGACCAGCGCCCGCGAGCGCGAGCTCGCCAAAGGACATGCCAGTAGTCGGATCAATCGGAGCGGAACCGCCGATATCAACCTCTACAACACGCCCTTGTTCATCTGTTTTGTAATTAGGTGTTGCCGCCGCAGCGGGCGGCCCTCCGGGCGCGATGACTGGGGGGGTCGCTATAGGGGTAGCTCCAGGCTGGCCTGCGGGCGTCCCGGGCGCGGCGGGGCCGCCTCCCGGGGCTGGGGGCGCGGCCGGGGGCCCGCCGCCGCCCGCCTCTAGGGCCTCGATTTGAGCCATGATATCCGCCGCGCCAGCAGTATCTCCTGCAGCGTCAGCAGCATCAAGCATCTGATATAGTTCGTCGAGTTCCATTTATTGGCCTCTCTTACTATACTTCTTCTTTAGCTCCGCAGCCCTATCAGCGGATACTCCGGCCGGGGGCCTATACGCAGGACCACCGGGCTGGGTGATTCGGCCAGCGCTATAATCGCCTCCGATCACCGCCTTGATCTTTTCAATACCTACATTGTACCAGTAGAAGAAGTCATCCATGGCCTTCTTGAACTCGACCGGGTCCGACGTGGCATCCATGCGGCTCAAAGCCGCCGAAGCCTTCTTGCCCTCTAGGTCGGTAATTTGGCCACCGCCCTTAAGGGTCTCGAATGCGGGCATGAATACTTCGTTCTTGATCTGCGACAGTCGAGCCGCTGCACCAGCAGCCGGGGTACCGGCTTGGGTCAAGTCGAATACCATCTCTGTGCCGGGAATCTTGCCCAGTCTCGGCCAAAGACCCGAACCGACCACTTTGGCAAATCCCGGGTGAGCCAGCAGTTCCTTGCCGTGTAGCGTCATACTGTCGTACGCTGTTTGCATATCCGGGAGCGCGGCACGAGCAGCGCCCATGGTCTTCGCGTCGAACTGAGCAGCGCCGGTTGCAGCTTCCTTCTGGGCCGCCGCAGCAGCTAGCCTGTCGGACGCGGCCAACTCCGCGTCAATTTGTGCTTGCTTCGTCCTTCCCGCCGCATCCCAATCAGAGACACCTTGATATGGTGCAGTGGATGGTCAGGGGGGAGGAGCGGCAACAGGGGCGGGAGCAGGTACGGGAGGCGGGGGAGCAGCCACTTGGGCTCCGGGAACAGGACCGGGCTGGGGAACAGCTCCCGCTGCAACGGGCGGAGGGGGTCCAACTGGGGCGGGCGGAACAGATCCGGCTGCATCTGGCATGACTCCCGGCTCTATAGTAACACCAGCTTCATCAGGGGTACCAGTAGCCTTGGCCACTTCAGTCATGACATACCGCTCAATGATCGCGGGGTCAATACCCTGATCGTTCATGAACTGGACCTGTCTGCCCACTTCCGCCTGTTTCTCGGGCGGGAGCTCTTCGAGACCCGTTACAGTCGTTGGTGCGTTGCCTTGGGGCGGGCCGCCCTGTTCTTCGGTGAGCGGGGGAGCTTGATCGCCACCGCCGATGGAAGGCGGGTGTTGATACCCGGCAGGTGAGCCTTGGAATGTCTTGCCCAAACCAGCGCCAGAAGTACCAACCTGAACAATCGTGCCATCAGGCATCTTCCAACCCTGCGCAGTCCATTTGGCCTTCATATCCGTTACTTTGGTATTACCGTCGGACATGTTGTACACAATCGTGCCGTCGGCCAAAACATCACGGGAGGACACATGAGGGGCCTTGCCGACGATATCCTTAAGGTCGAGGTCGCCTTCTTGGTCCATCCCGGCCAAATAAGCGCGAATCGTAGCATCGCTCGGCCCACCTTCTTGGCCCAGCATCTCAGTGGCTTCGAGAACGGCCGGATTACGGGCAGCGTTTAGTTCATCTTCGGCCATATCCGCTTGCTTACCCCCATAAATACTACCGATTCCGCCAATCATCTTATCAGCCATTCCCTGATAATTGGGAATATAGGAACCGATGGGGTCAAAAGCCGCTCGGCTTGTGCCGGTTAAACCACGAGTTACGGGGGCTGTCATGCCGCCAAGCTCTATTTCCTTGTCCCGCATGGCTTCATAACCCGTTTGCTGCCCCCGCAGCCTTTTGGCACGGCGGGAACGTCTCTGGACGTCTGACAGACTATCCAGAATCTTTTGCATCATCGCCGGGTCCATTTGGGTCGTCGCCATTTCGCTCTCCTAACGCGGGCCAACAAAGCTGACCGGTTCTGGGATCGTTCCTGTGGTCGGTCCTGCCTTCATCGCCCGCTGTTGCTGCCAAGCGCCCACTAGCTGTCCTACCGCTTCCGCCAACTGTTGCTGCTGAGTCCCAGCACCGGACTTCGATGTTTGATAATCAGCAAAGCCGCGCAGTGCCCTTGCCATTCGCTCCCGTTGCTGCTGATAGATGGAAGGCATGGGCTGTTGTTCCTGCATCATGGGCTGCGCCTGCGGCATCGCGGGCTGTGGCTGTTGCTGCGGCATGTACATATCCGTATCCTCTATGCTTGTCCGCCACCACCCGGTGGCCGAATTACTGGCTTGATTGGCGGTGGCGGTGTCGCTTGCGGCGGCAATTGCGGCGGTGGCGGTGGCGCTTGCGGCGGCCTATTAGACGGAATCAAGAAGCCCATGCCCTGATTCGGTACATTCTGGAACATCTGATTCCCCGGCAAAGTAGGGGGAGGTGTCCAATTATTAAGATTACCAAAATTAGGCGGGACAATAGGCAAAGAGGACAATTGCCTACCCACATTCGTCTGTTGAGGTATGGGCTTATTGCTAGCGAGCTGAAAACCGGTAGCCGCTGTAGGCTTAAACATACCGCCCACATTAGGCTGCCGATTGCCGGGTAGCATAAAGTCCAGACTCATACGGCGCAAAGCGCCTGCGCGGGATTGTTGCTGAGCAGCCGCATAATCTGCATATCGCCGCTCTAGGTCAGGGCCTTCTGACTGATCGCGAATAGTTCCCACTGGGCCGGTATATTTCATGGCGGCCTATCCTTATTTGCCCTTAGACTTAAGGACTTTTTCTGCTACGTTGTATTCCGCGCGCTTGAGCGCCCGGGCCTTTGCCGCTGCACTGATGGGAAGGCCTTTAGCCTTACGGATAGCGTAGTCGGCGTTTTGAGCACCGGCCATAAGGCCCTGATTAGCGTGAGCCGCAGCTTCCACGGCAGGGGCAAAACCCCTGGAGGTTTCGGCATTTCCTATGGCCTGTTTAGCAGCCCGCTTAGCGTCATTAGCAACGTATGCCGGAGATACCTCTACACCGGCCTCGTCGTAAATCTTGCCCTTACGCACGGCGTAGTTGGAGCCCCATTTCCCGGCACCTGAGATGAAGCCTTCTTTACCGGCCATTTGCCTTCTCCTTCGCTAGATGGCGGAACGCGCCCAGCAGGAGGGCGGTAAACGCTTCGTAGTCCACCATCAAGTACCCTTGGTCTCCCGAACGGACCAGATGTGGGAACTCTTTGGCCACTTCCTGAGCAATCAGGCCAGCGGCACGTTGCCCGCTTGGCCACACGAAGGAATGGGGCTGAATCCGCTGCATCGCGTTGTACGCGTCCTCGTCCGGAATGACGGTGATGCGATCCTTGAGGTCGGCATCCGAATACAGGTACCCGCCTGCTGCGCCGCCAACGGCAGCGCCTGCTTGCGGCTGGCCAAAATAGGTACCGACTGCGGCACCGGCAAGGGCTCCCCAACCTGAACCCTGTGCCTGACGGCGTGCTGCACGGTCAGTTGCCTGCTGAACCTGAGCAGCATACTGGCTCTGCGCCGCGCCCATCATGTCTGCACCCGGCGATCCTTGAGACGTGCCATAGCCTTGATAGCTCGGCATATATGCGCCCCACGAACCGGCCGTAAGGTCTTGCATCTGGCCCGCCGTTTGATACGGCATCATATATTCCTGCAAGGATTGTGCATTCCTTTGCTGTTGGCCCTGCATCTGAGTCTGATAATTAGCGCGAGCTTCCGCGCCGCCAGCTAACATGCCTTCCAGCTGGGCCTTAGCGTTAACGTCTCCTTGCGACGTCAGCAGATTCTGGTATGCACGGTTGTAAGCCTCGCTACCGGGAACTAGGCCCTGTAGCCGAAGCTTTGTTTCCATCTGCTGCTTGTCGATTTGCTGCTGGGGAGTAACCCGCGCCAGCAGGTTTTGGGTAAACATCTTGGAATAAGCATCCCCAGTCTTCGAATCGTACTCCGTAGCACCGGAAACAGTTTTAAATGGATCGCGGGTATTCAGCTTGGAAAGCTGGCCCATCTGCTGACCCTGCTGCGCAATAGCCTGGTCTTGAATGGCTTTGATGCGCGGGTCTAAAGTTTCCTTTTGAATCCACCTTCCGGTAGTGGGATCAAGGGCCCAGTCAACGCTACCCAAAAGACCAATTTGGGTAGGCCGATTGGCAATAGTGTTCTGCTGGTTCGCCTGCTTGTCTATGTCCGCCTGCTGGCGAGCAAGAGCAGCGTAATCAGGAGGGGGAGTCGAACCGCCGCTGGGGCCCATGGCTATGTCCTCACCAAGTCGTATCTCTTACCATACGTAGGAGGAGGGGTAGCTCCACTACGATAGCGTTGCCAGTGCTTAGCTGTTTCAGGGGTAAGTCTAAAGATCAGCGTATCGCCGTCCCTATAATGATCTGGAAGGCGAGCAATCAATTCCCAACCACCAGTTTCCGCTGCGCGGATTACATTGCGATTTGTTTCCCTCGCCATGCCAAACCCCTGCTTTACTCCTAACTGATTAAAGGGGTAGTCATGAACCGCCCACCACCAGACGCGGGACGGCCTACGACCCTTCGCAATCCAGATATGGAAATTGATAGAGACGACCGTATAGTCATCATACGCGGCTGCTGCAATCGGTATTCCATCCTCGAATTCAAAGATAACACGAGGATCGGGGAGATGAGGCACGTAATCAGTCAATTCCGTGTAGAGCGGAATAAGTTCATCATGCGTGCTAATCCAGCGACTCATACCAAGCCCCCGGGCTCGTAGACCCATTGAATCGACGCGATGGCCAAAAGAGTAGAAGTAGACACCTGAAGTTGCCACGCCAGCGCATATCCCAGGACATTCGCCGATACCCATGGCCGGTAAACCTGCTCTAGACCAGCCCAGTTGGTCTGGTCCCAGAAGGACAGGTCCCATTTGGCGTTACCCTTAGCCAAACTTGGCGCGGGTTGCTGCAGGAACGGGTCGAGTCGGAAGTCCGGGAGCGCACGCATCACGAACGACGGCTTTACCTCCGTTTGGAAGGTCGGTCGCATGAATTTGGCGTGCTTGTTGGATGTGTTATCGCCTAGATACGAATAAGCGCCGAACACATAGCTTTCAATCGGGTCGCCACCGGTACCGTCTCTCAGCACGTTATCGATGGTGCCAGCAACGAGCAGCACCCGGCCATCATCCGTACCCATATAGATCGTTCGATCTACGCTCTTGATTGTGCGGACCGGCCAATCCCATTTGCCCCATGCCCCGGTGAGAGCATTCATCACGAGCTGAATCTTCCTATCGTTAATCCAGTCGTAGATGTTTATGATTACAGCCGTCAAGTTCGGATGGAAGTTGACTTCAACCGGGTATGGTTGAGTAGTAGGGCGCGTAAGCTGATTAACCGTGCGGGAAATTCGCCGAGTCAGCACATTGGAGTACATGACCTGATCAATGGAACCCTGCACCAAAGTGGAGAGCGGCAACAGACCGCGCCGGGTCAGCATGATAACATCACCACCATAATCAGCTGTGGCGCGAGGCCCGAGCG